CGCTTGATAGAATTTGGTATGGTCGGATAGGCCAAGTGTACGAATGCACTCTAAGAGCTTTAAAACCCCTATAGCGTCCACATTAGCGGTGTATTCTGGCACATCAAAAGACACACGCACATGAGACTGTGCCGCAAGGTTATAAACCTCGTCAAATAAGTTGGTATCAAACAATTGCATTAGACTACCTGTATCAGTTAGGTCGCCATAGTGTAGCTTAAAGTTGGGGCTATCTATTAAGTGTGCAATACGTCTGGACGGCTCTGAAGACACACGCCGTTGTAGTCCGTGTACATTATAGCCTTTATCAAGCAATAGTTCTGCAAGATATCCACCGTCTTGTCCTGTAACGCCAGTGACAAGGGCTGTTTTTTCTCCAAGTTTATTCATGTTCCAAGCATCTTATATAATGACCTAGTATTTTTGTATATTACTTTCGGGCATTGGTCATCGTAATATATTTGATGTCGTTTTACAACTCTATCTTGACAATGATAAGTACAACGCCTTACAAGCACACTCATTTGTCCATCCATAGGAGCTTGTGTAACTCCCTGAGTTGTAAGAAAACAAAGAACTTTTGCTATTGATATTAAGGTCATTCATATTCTCCTTCTTCCTCTTCTTCTTCAAAGTCTTCAGGCCAAGTAGACATAAACAGTTCGTACATTTTTTCTTTGCCTATAATTTTCATGGCGGCGCATATCTTTCCCTCAAGACCTGCTACGTCCTGTGGTCCATCGTCCTCTGCATTATTACCACGCACACGAGACAGTAGCTCAAGAGCCTTGAGTGCAGTTTGACCATTGCCATTTGCTTTGGCTTGCTCATACTGCTTCTCAAGTTCTGAAACAACATCTACATCTGTGCTATATTCGTCTTCAAGTTCCTCAAGCCTTCGCTGGATGGCAGGCTCTTGTAGCAATCTGTATCCCTGATTGTGTGCAGACTTTTCACTGTAGCCAGCAGAGATAGCAGACTGAGTAGCATTCTTGTTGATAAGATATGCTTGACAAAACTTTTCTTGACGTTCTTTAAGCTGCGCTATCATCCATAAATTCCTCAAAAGTTTGGAACTCTTGATTGTAATACGACTGCTCAAAGACTTGATAAGCAAGAGTGTTATTACCATAGAAGTCTATGTTTAATGCTAGGTCTTTTCTTTCAAGCATCTTCTCAAGGTCTTGGGCAAGGGCTAGTAACTCGCCTGTTGTCCAGAACTTAAACCCGCCAGTTTCTACATGCAAGTATTTTGGTTGTCCTGCTTCGTCTTTTGCTTCTTTATCTACAGCATCTTCTGGTACGCTACAATCAAATCCAAATAGGTGTAGGTTGCGATAGCCTAATGTTTCAAGCAGGCCGATGGCTCGTGTAGCAGAGGCAGTGCCGCCAGAGATAAACACTGTGCCTGTAGGAATGGGAAGCTTGGTATTGATTACAAACTTATCTTCCCTGTCTGCGTCACGTACAGCATCTGTAAAGGCATGAAAGCCTTTTACATTATCTGTCTTAGACATAATGTAGTCTACTGCAGAGATGTCTGTCATGCTGGCAATTACAAATAGTGTGCTTGGGTCAACCTTTTTAAATAGGTCTTTGCGTTTTACTCCGTGTGTGCTTACGCCATCTACAGGCCGTGGGTCAAGAATAACACAGGCCGTAGGTTTAATACCTGCTTTAAGAAGACGGGGATATGAATGCTTGACACACCATACTTCGGCATTATATTTCTTTTGAACTTTCTTAATTTCTTGCATATCAAGCTGACCACCTGATACAATGATGGCGTGCTTATTGTTTGTTTTGTATTGCTTGACCCAATCAAAGTCATTAATCTTTTCTACGTTGTAGATAATGTTGTTATGGATGTCGTCCTGTGGCATTGAGTCTTTTGGTTTTACAATGATGGGTATACGCATAAACTCTTGTGGTAAATCTTTCTCTTTAGGAGAGATAACTACGCCAAGATGAACCTTGCCGCCAAATGCAGTTGGGTCATCTGATGGAAGAACATATTTATTAGTGTCCTTAATTTCTTCAAAGGTTCGTATGATTCCGTTATAGTCAGGATTGTCTAGGAACTCTTTGTCTTCATGTGAATAGTAGTCATCGAAAACAATAACGGGTACGTCCTTCAAGAAAGTGTAATCGCTTTTAACTGTGTTATATGAATGACCGCCATCAATATAAGCGAGGTCTACGTCATCGAATCTCTTGGACTTCATGGTGTCCTTAGTGTCACCGCAATTTAGATTGTAGGTAAACTTCTTGTTGTTCTCTGCCATCTTGACAGCAAACTCTGCAAGTCTACGGGACACAGCCTCAGTAGGATTGTGCGCCTTGATGTTTAGTTCTACCTTATCTGTCTCCTCTGTGGCCTCTTCAAATAAATCAAAGCCACGATAGTGTACTGTATCTGCATTTTCAAAGGCAGCAAGTGCCATCTCAATGGCTCGACCACCGTTCCACGTGCCTGTCTCTACGATGGTAAAGGTGTCACGGTCTTTAGAGTAGAAGCGAACCAAATCTGCAAGCTGTTTATAACGCTTTGGACCAATGACATCAGGAGATACTTCCTGTTTCTTTTGCCACTTACGATTGCCTTTGTTGTGCGTGAAGTGTTCGTTTAACATGCAGTTCTCAAACACCTCTAAGCCACGCACGCCCTCTGACAGGTTGCGTACCTTTGAACCATGTGCTTCGTATATCTTAAGCAGGCGGGTGTACACAAATGAATCAGTCCACTCACGATAGCTGAATACTTCATTAGTGTCATATGCACCACGCATATCTACGATGTGAGAGCAGGCGTTATGATATGCCATGTTCCATGCAGTGAAGCCTGTTTCGCTGTAGTCAATGTCAATGCGACCAAGGTGAACCATGTCTACCTCGTCAAGCATAATCTTGGCTGCATCTTCTGCAGTAAATCTTTTCTTTGTAACGGTGTCGGCATCAAGCCATGCCAGCCAGCCCTTGTACTCTTCTTCAATTAACTCAAAGGCAAGGTCGGAGTAGGCGTACACCTTATTACAAAAACGCACTGCGTCCAGTTTGTAATTGTAGGGTGCTTCTGCAAAGCGTCCGTTCTTGTCTGCATTGCGTTTAATAAAAGCATTACGTGCTTCCACATCTTCTATGTGACGGTAGGTAATGAAGCTTGCCTGCGGCAGGTCATCTGTCTCTCCTTTGTAACCCTCAAGATATACGTGCAGTTTAAAGTCGGTGGGCTTCCATTTGTTTATGACAGACTCCAGCATAGGCAGTCCATATTCTTTTTCGTGATTCTTAGGAAAGCTTGTTACAAAAGTATACATAATTATTCCTCTGAGTATAGGTTGTTAAATATTTGGTTAGTATCAAGAGTATAATCTAGGTCGCTCTTGCTGTAATGTATTTGTGCTGATGGCTTGAAGTCTGGCGCACCTTCACCTGTAACAAACCAGGCTGGGTGCGTAACTCTAACTCTGTTGTTAGGTAAGGCAACAATGTTTCCTGTCCACTCACCTGCGTCCAGCAGGCAAAGCACGTGGCTTTGTTTGTGTTGTGCAGGGTCGTCAGCTATCTCGCTATCTGTGTAGTCCACAGTGAATAGATACTTGGCAGGGTACATCTCTCCATCAATCTTTACAAGCCAAGGACAGGGGGTTGCTCTGTCAATTGTATACACAGAGTGTGTGCGTGATGCACAATCCCACGGCTGTGCTTGGTGCGTTGCCATTTGTTGAGGCCAGTCTTCTACAGGAATGTCTCCCATCAAGCCTGTGATGGGCATCCTTGCCCACATTGCACCGCCATGCACCGTATCCTCTTCTTCGCCTTCGGCAGATATGCCTGTAAATATAATCTGGAAACTAAGACATCTGTTGGGCATTGTCGTAACGCCTACAGCCATGCCGTGCAGAAACTCTCCATGATATGCTTCGTGATTGTGCGTGAAGTCACGGCGTACCCAGCATTTAAAGTGGGGTATGTTGCTATGCAAGAACGCCACTACATATTCTCCAGTATAAGCTGAGTAGTTATTTCTTTTTCAGTGGCAAGCCACTCTTCTGTGTACGCTTCGTCAATAGGTCGCTTCGGTTTCCATTCTTTAAACCACGGACCACCTGTCGTAAAGTGAGCATTCTTCGCCTCAACATGTTCGCTTGAGTGTCCGTCAAGCCAATTCCATTCTTCATGTATGTCTCCAATTTCGTCATCGTCAAGCCACCCAAAAGAGTGCAGCCAAGAACCTGTTTGCAGGTTGACCGCATCAACTGTTAGCTTTTTGTTGCTTGGGTGGGAGCAGTTGAACAGCATAAAGCTAGACCAGTTTTTTCTACGATAGCGGGTTTGTGCAACTCCGTCCATCTTTGCTCCTTCGGGTGGCTCATACTTATGCTTGACACACTGAACAGCGAAGTCTGTTCGCTTACCATAAACACCAAAGATACCTTCGATGTCACCACGAACAAACATATCGGCATCCATAAACAATGCCAGACCCTGATACTGGTTCAATGCAGGAACCAAGAAACGGGTGAATGTAAAGTCTGTACTAAATGGTTTGTTATCGAAGACATCGTACCGTTGTTTTGGGTCGTGTTCAAACACACGTGAAGCCCTGCGATACAAGCCAATGCGCCGAAGCTCTGGCTCAAGCAGGGGGATGATGTCGTATTTTGTATTGTACTTTCGGATTGAGTGTTCTAGAACTTCGTAAGCTCTGCTGTCACGCTCATCATATCCAATGTAAATAACTGGTCTTCTTTTCATAACTGCTCCAATATAAGGTGCGGTGGACATGAGAGAGAGAAAGGACTGAAGAACTCTGCCCACCGCTTATCTTATATTATATGAAAATTATGCAGCTAAGTCAAGAACTTTTTTATAGTCCTCTAATTGTGGTTGATTTAGATACCAACAAGAGTGTCTAAACTTGCCATCGTTATTACCAAAATTTGAGTCATTGTACAAGGTGTCTGCTTGAATCGCACCACGGCATTCATACTTACCATCTGACCCCACCATTAACATAAACACATCTATATTTTTATTTTTGTGGTTTGAAACAAGACAGCCGCTTTGCCATTTTGTAGTCTTAACATCAATGCGAAAACCGTTATACTCTATATCGCCCATTTCTAAACCAGACTTAACCCCCTTTGTGCCAAGGGTAAACAAGTCGGCGGGATAAGCATTGAGAAGTTTACAGGCAGCAATCTCTGATTCTGCACCCATAATATCTGGCTCTAACTTAGATAAGTTTTTAGCATATAGAAAGTCATTTACGCCGCTACTTCTATTGCTGGCATATCTGGTTTTTGCCACAAACAGTGCAATCTTTTTTTCTATCTCGTTTAAAATAATCTTTGTCATACTATACTACACCGTAATATTTATTTATTGTTTCTATTTTTTCATCGGCGGCGGCAATCTTTTCTATCTGTGTTTCAATGGCTTCGACAACATCAGGGTGTTCTCCAATACCAACAGATTGGTTTAAGTAAACTTGAACATTGGCTTGTGCTACTGCAATCTCGCCTTCTAGTTTTTTAGTAAGTGCCTCTAATAAATTCATAATGTTAACTCCGCATTTAGTTCAGAAAATCCCCCAATGTATTTACCATCAATCATAATTTGTGGTACTGTCTTCTTGTCAGGGAAGAGCCTTGAGAACTCTCCCAAGTCTACGTCAACTCCTATCTCGTAATAGGTGTAGGGAAGGTCACGTTGCTCACACAACACCCTCGCTCTGTCGCAAAAGCTACAGTATTTTTGTCCATATATCTCAATCTTGTAAGCCATATTGTCTCCTACTTGTGCCACAAGCCTTTCAATCTTTTCTTTGCATTTATGTTGGCCTGCTTTTTGTTTTCATGTGACATGCTTTGCCAGTTTGTTAGGTCTTCGGTTGTCCTCCCGCAGTGGATGCAGAAGTCGTGAACATTACTTAGCTCACAACTATCTGCACCCATGCCTGCCTTACAGGGGCTGCTCATCAGGCAGCAGTTAGGTCAACGACCTCACAGGAATCACCAGAGCAAGCTAGTGTTTGTGTGCCTGCGGTGTTGTCTTCCTTCTCATAATCAGAGAGCTTTGACCAGTCGATTGACTTAGGCATAGCCTTTAGTGCCTCAGTGTACACA